CTACCTCCAAGTTGGCCTTCAAATCCTCTTTCCGCCAAGTAAGCCAATCCTTCCATAACCACGGGAGGCATGGTAGAATCATATTCAGCAGCATCAGCTTTGAAAAACATTTTCCTTTTAAACACTTGCTCAAAGAAGGGCAGGAGGCCTGGTTCATTAAGTTTCTGACCCATAGCAATGCCACTAAATGAGTGGGCTGGCCTTTTGGCTCTTTCAAGCATCAATGTGTGATCAATAAATGATGTAAGTAAATCTTGGGCTACCACTGTACGAATCGGTTTTCCTGCCAGAAGCTTAGCTTTATCCACCACTTGCATCTTAGGAAAAGCGTGATAAAATTGTTCAGGGTAGTTACCCGTTGAAAGACATTCCTTTGTGGCTCTAATGATTGCATCAGACCAGCCAGTGTTAAACAACTCCTTCCTTGACCTGTAAGTCCCTATAAAAGGGATTCCCGGACTGTATTTCTTTTCAATATAAGCGGCCACGGACTCCGGAGTGGTCATCTTCATGTCCAGGTAAAGTTCAGGGTTTTGGCCTATCATTGCGTCAGCGGCTTCTCTCACTTTGCTAGAAACAAGCGGGTCCACAGCCATCGGTGGCGGCTCATATCTTGCCAATGAACTTAGGCCCTTTTCATCATCATAAGCATAAACCCCATCCAAACCTATAGGGGCACCCTCAGATAAATAGCTTTGCACCCGGGCTTCAAGTACCTCATCGACAATCAGGCTAGGAGGATCCTTCAAACCCATAAATTCATGGCTTGTCCCATATGCTTTCCTTGGCTTATAAACAGGCCTTATATATCTTTGTAGTAGTTCCGGCATCGGCCTATCAGAAGGAAAATTTCTCTGTAACAAAGTGATGGTTTCATTGAGCCCATGAGGGCCCCTAGACATATCTTGAGGCATACCTCTGAGACTTGCCAAAAGACGTTCAGAGGAGGTGATGGGTTGCCTGGCTTCGAGAAATAGAGGCGCCCAAACTACTTTCCCATGGTCTCTAGGTTTCATACCCAAGAACTTTAAAGCATTGCCCAATAGTCTTGCGACATTTATAGCAACATCTTCTCCTATCAGTTCAGTCAGTTCGTCTAAAGTTGTCATGGCAGCGCTTAAAGCTGTCACCACTGCCTCATTCACTCCTTCATTTATGTGCCAAGCCATAGTCAAGAATGCATTCAGTAGCACGCCAGTTGTCTCATTGGAGGCAAGTAATTGATGTGCCTGTTGGAGTATTAATTGGAAATGTTCCAAAGGGCCTGGATTAGTCATACTCCTATACTCATTAAACATAACTTTCGAGTATTTTATACGCGCAGACTCAAGTTCATTTCGAGATTCTCTTTCTTGCATAGCCTCACCTAGTGCATGTAGGGCCGCCTCTAAAGAACTTTCTTCTGAATACCCTAACTTCAACATGATGGCTCTAGATGAGCCTAACAACTCGATGAGACTTTTGTGCTCGCTATTTGTTGGGTCTAAGTCATCTTGGTCTGCTGATGGTCCACCATCGATCACTCTTTCCAACCATTCGTCATCCCATTGAGGGTCGACTAAAAGCACTATTGCCAAATTGAAATCTTGCTTGGTGAGTACTGGAGCGAATTCTCTTAACAATTCTGAGGCTCTAGCTTTGTTTTCTTTGGCGTAAGGGTAACCACCTTTCTCATTTCCCCAGATTGTGAGCAGCCTATCAAATTGTTCTTTGTCTGTCAACAACCTGTTGGCACGCCCGGAATGCACAAATTCTCTAGTCACCACAGTTAGTCTCCTCATGGCAACTCTTCCCCACAAGCGAGTCTCACGTTCACTAGTTTCCTTGCGGATGCGTTTCTTTTGATCATTGAACCACATACTGAATTCTTCTAAATTTGGTTGCTCATTAGACATTCTTTGGACATCATCCAATTCCTTCCTCACGTACTCTGTCAACCCATACTTAAGCATGGTCTCGATGCTCATCGGTTGGTACCTTTCTTTAAGCAAGGCAATTTGTGAATCTGTCAGCGTGGCTTCCAAGTCAATGATTCTATCCTTGAACCACCTTTTAAAATCCGAATCTCCCCATCTTATGTCAGGCCAAGTTGATTCCAAC